CTATCACAAGGGTTGAAATTACCACAAAAACAAGTTAAGAAAGTTTAGGAGAAAATATATGGCAGATATAGACAAGACTCTCCCTAACGAAAGACCTGAAGACGAAGTTCTAAAAGAACAGATGGAAGAGGTTGATGTTGCAGAAGAGTTAGGTAAGGGACCAATAGAAATTACAGAAGACGATGATGGGGCTACAATTGATTTTGACCCTAACGCAATGCAAATGCCTGAAGCAGGAGATCCGTTTGCAAATTTAAATGATTTACTTCCAGAAGATGTTACAGACCCAATTGGTAGTCAGTTGCAAAATGACTACATGGAATACAAAACTTCAAGAGCTGAATGGGAAAGAGCTTATATTACTGGTTTAGATTTATTAGGATTTAAATACACAAATAGAACAGAACCTTTCCAAGGAGCAAGTGGTGCAACTCACCCAGTTCTTGCAGAAGCTGTTACACAGTTTCAAGCACTAGCTTATAAAGAATTATTACCAGCAGATGGACCTGTGCGAACTCAAGTAATGGGCGCGAGTAACCCAATGAAAGAAGCACAAGCTCAAAGAGTAAAAAACTTTATGAACTATCAATTAATGGATCAAATGAAAGAATACGAACCTGAGTTTGATCAAATGTTATTTTATTTACCTCTTGCAGGTTCTACATTTAAAAAAGTTTACTATGACGATTTACTAGGACGAGCTGTTTCTAAGTTTGTCCCTGCAGATGATTTGATTGTTCCGTATACAGCTACCTCATTAGAAGATGCGGAATCAGTCATTCATCGAATTAAAATTTCTGAAAACGATTTACGTAAACAACAAGTAGCGGGTTTTTATTCTGATATAGAACTTCCTAAACCTACAGATGCAAATAAAAATGATTTAGAAGAAAAAGAGAGAGAAGTAGAAGGAATTACAAAATCTCAAAGAATAGAAGCCATGTACACACTTCTAGAATGCCACGTTAATCTAGATATTGAAGGTTTCGAAGATGTTGGTTCTGACGGAGAACCAACTGGAATAAAATTGCCTTACATCGTAACAATCGAGGAAGGTAGTAGGAAAGTTTTGTCTATTAGACGAAACTTTGCGCC